TGCTGGCGGCTGGGCAGGAGATTAGTAATATGTCACGCGGAGTCAATAAAGTAATTCTTATCGGCAACCTGGGCCAAGACCCAGAGGTGCGATATACACCTAATGGAAACGCTGTGGCCAGTATCAGTATCGCCACGGATGAGAGCTACAAAGACAAGAACAGCGGGCAGCTTGTGTCAAAAACGGAGTGGCACAAGATTGTTATGTTCGGGAAAATTGCGGAGGTGGCCGGGCAGTATCTGAAAAAGGGCAGCAAGGTCTACATCGAGGGCAAACTGCAAACCCGAAAGTGGACCAACAAAGAGGGCCATGACGTTTACACAACCGAGGTGGTGGTTGATATCAGCGGTACCATGCAAATGCTGGACAGCAAGCCCGCAGACGACAGCCAGCAGCATGGCCAAACCCACAATCAAAACCGCCAGCAAAACTCACAGTCCAACGGGTACCAGCAGGCTAGGGGGAAATGATGGAAACTACATTTTTCAACAAATTAAAAAACGCCCTTAAATTTTCCGAAAATGCCAACGTTGAAGACCGCCGTAGGGTACTGAAAGGTGCTGCCGGTCTAGCCGTTGTAGCCTGCATTCCTATAGGCTTGAACGAAGGCTATCGGCTACTGACTGAGCACGAACAAACTCAATTCATTAACAGTGTTGAGTCGAACCAAGTCATTGAGAATATGACTTTTTACCTGGATCGCACCGCCGTATTAAAAAACCTAGAAAACGTCATTATTAGGCGCTGCGAATTTATTGCTATGCCTGGATTTATTGGTAATAGTCTTCTTTATCTGGAAAACGTACGAGGGTTTAGTATTAGTGATTGCATCATGGACTCCCGCAAAATGGCTAAGGTGGGCATTCAGGTCGCGGGAGAAATATCAGGTGCGCCTAGACTTAAAACTTTTATTCGTAGTGACGCGCATGGAGCTTGGTGGAAAGCATGAAGTCACAGAAAATGCGCGATTCAGCGCGCAATGAGCAGTGCACGCTCAACATTATGGGCGTGTGCAACTACGACCCGGCAACCACAATACTGGCGCACTTGCCTGACGAGTCAAACGGCATGGGGAAAAAGGCCGACGATCTGAGTGCGTGCTATGCTTGCAGTGCATGCCATGACGCGATCGACAACCGTATCCAATGGCCAGAAAATGAACAAGAACACAGGGAATGGTACTATCGCAGAGCACAAACGCGGACTTGGCGACGAATGGTGGAGCTGGGAGTAACAACCATTAAAGGTATGAAAATATGAAACAAATTAGTGTGTTTGCCCTGATTATTGCTTTGTTCTCCGTTGCGGCCGTAGCGGAAACCCTAACCTGGACGCCGCCTACAACCCGCGTGGACGGTACGCCGCTTATCCCTGAAACCGAGCTTGCGCCCTACGAGCTTGTTTGTGGTGAGGTGACGACCACCATCCCGGCAACCGGGGAACAAGATCAATCATACCAAGTGCGAAAGCATGAGATCCTGCCCGGCTATGGCGAGACAGGGTGCTACATGATTGCCGTGGATACGGATGGCCTAAAGTCGGAGCCAAGCGAAACGGTTTATCTGACGTGGGAGAAAGGCGCACCGTCTGCCGTGACGAACATCCTTATAATCACGGAGTAAGCCTGTGACTGTACATTTGATACACGGCTTTAACGTGAGCGACGGCGGCAAGAACAGTGTCGGAAAGTTGCGGCCGTACCTGTTAAGCCGGTATCAGATGCACGATTACGGGTGGACTGGCCTGATTCGACTTCGCATAACCAACGCCAGGGCAGTGAAAGACATAGGCCCGCTTGTTGAACCTGGCGATGTTCTGGTGGCGCACAGCAACGGCGCAATGATTTGCTGGTCTCTTGCACAAGAGCACTCTGATAAACTCGCCGGCATCATCCTGATAAACCCCGCATTACGCCGCGACACCCTATGGCCCGACGACCTGCCGGTAATGTGCATCTACAATTCAACCGATTGGGTGGTTTCGCTTGGACGTATGTGGTCGCGCTTGGTATCGCTCGGTGGGCTAAACTTCCACGGCTGGGGCGCCGCCGGGCGTTATGGCTTTACTCGAAAACAGCCCCACGTAAAGAACTGGGACAGCGCAAAGGATGAGATATCTTTGCCGGCCCAAGGACACAGCGGACTGTTCAAGATGCCGCAGGTGGAAGACTGGGGTAAGCTGATCGGTAAAATGTCACTTCGTTGGGAAAGGACGTACAAAATGGCTATAAAATACTTGGTAGTTCACATCAGCGACAGCCCGAAAGGCCGGGGGGACACTGCGAAGGACATTCACCTGTGGCACAAACAACGCGGGTGGGACGGAATTGGATACAACGCCGTTATTACCGGTACCGCACAGCTGGAGCAAGGGCGCCCAGATTACTGGCAAGGCGCCCACGTTCGGGATTTCGACAAAGACGGCAAGGGCGACAACTCCGACAGCCTGGGCATCTGCATTATCACCAACACAGAGCCCGATGAAGACCAGCTGAGAGTATGCGAAGGCTGGTTGCTGGCGAAGCTGGCGGATTACCCTCGCGCCGAAGTAGTAGGGCATCGAGATCTGGACAGCCGCAAGACCTGCCCGAACATGGACGTTCCGGCTTGGTGGGGTACTCTAGTAAAAAATCACATCTTTTGACAAGGGCTTACCGTGGCTATCAGGCGCGCAGCAAAGATTGACGATAACCAACCGCAACTGGTGCAGCTTATACGCGCGATGGGTGTGAGTGTGGCCATAACCAGTGCAGCCCACGACGGTTTCACCGACCTGGTACTGGGATTTGGAGGCGTAACGGTCCTGACAGAAGTAAAAGATGGCAGCAAGGAGCCGTCACGCCGCAAGCTGACACCGCAACAACAGATCTTTCATGGATCATTCAAGGGGGCCATAACGGTTATTGAAACCGATTTGCAGGCCATAGAGCTGGTGAGACGTATCAAGGCGGTGGCTGCATCAACAAAGGTGAACTGGAATGTGGGAGCGAGAGCGTATGCCTGATGGTCAGGGGAGTATATTAAAAGCACTGATCGACGGCGGGCTTGGTTACCTGTGGTTTGCCCTTATCGCGTTGTGGGGGGGTACTGTGAGCTATATCAGCCGAGTTCGAAGGAAAAAAGTACGGTTCAGCTTCATTGAGCTCATTGGCGAGTGGACCATATCAGCCTTTGCCGGGATCATGACTGCGTTGCTATGCCAGGAGATGGGATTCAGCCTGATACTGACGAGCGCCTTGGCCGGCATTAGCGGTCACATGGGCGGCAGGGCCATTTACATGATGGAGCAATTCGTCTGTAAGAAGTTTGGCGTACCCGCTAATCAACGTAGGCATAACGATGACCCAGACAGTAAAGACTGAAGTCAGTCTGACAGCGGAGCAAGTCGAGCTATCCGAAAAGCTAACCCACTTGCAGCGCATGACTATCATTGGTTTGGTGCAGGGGAAAAGCCAGCGCAAGGCGTACCGCGATGCTGGCGGTAAATCAAAAAGCGACCGGACAGCAGACGCTGTTGTATGCAAGATGCTAACAAATGCTAACGTGCATCCATTTTACGAATCGTTGGTCAAGACACTCACCACTAGCAGCGTCCTGACGCGCAAGGAAGCACTAGAAAAGCTGACTGAGATAGCAAGGGGCGACGAACAAAGAAGCACCATGCAGGCCATTAAGCAGATCACTGACATGCAGGGCTGGGAAGAACCCAAGCGCACAGAGCTTACCGGCGAAAATGGCGGACCCATTGCGATCACGCAGATCGAGAGGGTGATTGTTTGAGTACGCTGCAGATCCCAACAGCCAAAGTATTCGAGCGTCTGCTACAGCCCTCTCGCTACAAAGGCGCATGGGGTGGCCGTGGATCGGGAAAGTCACACTTCTTCGCTGGACTCATGGTTGAGGACCATTTGCGATCACCAGGCCTTCGTTCGGTTTGCATACGGGAAGTGCAGAAGACCCTCAAGGAATCAGCAAAGCGGCTGCTAGAGGACAAAATTCAATCATTCGGCCTTGGTAACCTGGGCTTTCGTGTACTTCACGACCGCATTGAAACGCCCGGCGGCGGCGTAATCATTTTTATGGGCATGACCGATCACACCGCAGAAAGCATAAAATCACTTGAGGGCTTTGATCGTGCTTGGGTGGAGGAAGCACAGACACTATCAAAGCGTTCATTGCAGCTATTGCGACCCACTATTCGCGCCAGTGGCTCAGAAATCTGGTTCAGCTGGAACCCGAGCCGCAAAACTGACGCTGTAGACCAGTTTTTGCGAAGCCTTAAATCGCCCGGTACCGCCCTCGTTGTGAAATCAAACTGGAACGACAACCCTTGGCTGCCAAAAGAGCTGAACGACGAACGATTGAGCGACCTGGATCAATACCCAGACAGTTACGATCATGTATGGGAAGGTGGTTACGTTACCGCGCAAGATGGTGCGTACTTTGCCAAGGTGATTAACCAGGCCAAAGCTGAGAACCGGATATCTCGCCTGCCTCGTGACCCGCTTATGACGTGCTACGCCTTTTTTGACATTGGCGGTACCGGAGCAAAGGCTGACGCTGTTTCGATCTGGATGGCGCAGTTTATCGGCAAAGAGATCCGGGTGATTGATTACTATGAGGCCGTGGGCCAGGAGCTATCAGAGCATGTGCATTGGTTGCGAGAGAACGATTACAGCAAGGCCGAGATATACCTGCCTCACGATGGGGTAAAGCATGATTCGGTGTTCCGGGTAACCTACGAAAGCGAACTGAAGAAGGCCGGATTCAAGGTGCGCATTATGCCAAACGCTGGCGTAGGTGCTGCAACACAGAGAATTGAGGCTGTTCGACGTGTATTCTCAAGGGTGTGGATGGATTCAGAGCGATGCGAGGCTGGTCTTGATGCACTGGGCTGGTACCACGAGAAGCGCGACCCGACACGAGACATTGGCCTGGGGCCAAATCACGACTGGTCTAGTCACGGGGCTGATGCGTTTGGCGCACTGGCACTTGAGGCCGAAAAACTTTCACGCAAGCGCACAGGCGCAGCAAGCAATCCTAAGCCAAGGCCAGTTTCTGGCGGCTGGATGGGTGCATAGGAGATACATCATGTTGCCAGGCAAAGAACCGATTAAGACCCGCGATGGAGACAGCGAAGAAGACGTGCTGAAGGAGATCCGGGATCGTGCGTCCTATGCTAAAACGGCATGGCAGCATAATTTTGACGCGGCGCAGGAGGACATTCAGTTCCTGGCCGGTGAGCAATGGCCAGAGGCGATCAGGGTAGCGCGGGAACTGAAGCAGCGCCCATGCCTGACCCTGAACAAGCTGCCGCAGTACGTGGACCAGGTGCTTGGTGACCAGCGCCAGAACAGGCCCGCTATCCACGTTCACCCGACAGAGGCCAACACAGCAGGCGCAGGCGCTGAAGATCCTCAGCAGATGCCTAACATTACCGGCAAAAAGAACTACTCGCTGGCGGAGGTGTACGAGGCACTGATACGCAACATCGAATACACCAGCAAAGCCGAAATGCACTATGACACAGCATTCCAGCACGCCGTTGAAGGTGGATTTGGCTGGTTGCGGGTGCTAACGAAGTACTCAACTGACGACGCATTTGAACAGGATCTGTCCATTAAGAGCGTGCACAACCGGTTTGCCGTGCTTATGGACCCGGATGCAGTGGAGCCGGATTTCTCAGATTCTAACTTTTGCTTCATTGGCGAGCGGATGCGCAAAAAGGAATTCGAAAAGCGCTATCCCAACGCCCGCCGTGGTGAGCTGCTCGACACTGACCGTGGTGATTACTCTTGGTGGGTGAGTGAAGAAGGCATAAGAGTGGCCGAGTACTTCTGGCGTGAGCCCAAAAACCGCACGCTGTTGCTGTTAAGTGACGATCGTGTTGTGTTTGAGGACGAAGTAAAGCCCGTGCTCGATGAACTGGAAGAAATGGGCGTGACGGTTGTTCGAACGCGCAAGGTGAAAACCTACATTGTGAAGTGGGCCAAGGTGACCGCCTATGACATTCTGGAAGGCCCTATAACGTGGCCAGGGCGAACCATTCCAGTAATCCCTGTGCTGGGCAAGGAAATGACGCTGGGTGATAAAAACTATTACCGAGGCCTTATCCGGTTCGGCAAAGACGCCCAACGGATGCACAACTTCTGGATGACCGCGGCAACTGAGAAGTCTGCACTGGCTCCAAAGGCGCCGTGGGTAGCAGATGCTGAATCCATCGAAGGCTATGAGCAGGAATGGGAAAGCGCCAACGTCGAAAATGCCAGCGTACTGAGATACAACGCCCGGGCTGACATACCACCACCGCAACGCAACTCCGGCACGCCCATGCCCACGGCAGAGCTACAGATTGCCATGAGCTTCACGGATGAAATGAAGGCCACCATTGGTTTGTACGATGCCAGCGTAGGCGCACAGAGCAACGAGACAAGCGGCCGGGCAATACTGGCCCGCCAGCAGCAAGGCGATCGGGGCACGTTTGCCTACAATGACAACCTGAGCCGCGCGATTAGCCGTGTTGGTCAGATCCTGATCGAGCTTATCCCCAAGATATACGACAGTGAGCGGGTGATTCGCGTGCAGTTTGAGGACGGTACCGGTGACTGGCTCCAGATCAACCAGACGATTATGGACGAAGAAACCGGCAAGCCCGTGATGGTCAGTGACATGGCGCAAGGGAAGTTTGACGTTACCGTGAAGTCTGGGCCCGGGTACCAGACGCAGCGAATGGAAGCGGCCGACAGCCTAATCCAGTTTGCACAGGCCGTTCCATCGTCTGCCGCGGTGCTGGCGGACCTGATAGCCAAGAACATGGACTGGCCGGGAGCCGACGAAATCAGCAAGCGCCTGAAGAAGATCCTGCCACCAGGCATACTGGATCAGGAAGAAGCCGACGAGCTGGGCATTAAGCCACCAGAGCCAACGCCGGAGCAACAGGCCGCTATGGCAAGGGCTGAAGCTGACATGGCGCAGGCAGAAGCTGACACCGCCAAAGCGCAGGCTGACATTGCCAAGGCCGAGGCCACAACCGCAGAAGCACAGGCCAAGATGGCGGAGATCGAGCGTGACGCTGCAATGGCTGGACCGGGCAGCATTGAAGAAACCGTGCGCAATCTGGTCGCTGAAGCCATGGCTGAAATCATGGCCCAAAGCCAGCAAAGCGGTGATGTTGTTGGTAATGCCTAATTTCAGGCTATAATATGACCACAAGCTACCTGTGGCCGTTCATAGGGTAAAATCCGCGATGGAGACAACGCGACATGGCAGACGAAGCCAAGACACCTGAGCAAGAAACCGAAAGCTATGAGGTTTTCGTTACCGAGGCCGTTGGTGATCTGCCGGAAGGCGATAACCAGGAAATTGAGGGTGAAGGATCGGCCAAAGCCCAACCAGATGTAAACGTCCAGCCGGAAGGCCAAGACGATGCCGATAACGATCCCGCCGCTGATGCCGGCGAGGAAAAAGCCAAAGGGAAATCCCGTGGCCGATTCCAAAAGCGCATTGACCGTTTGACCGAGAGAGCGAAAAAGGCAGAGCAGGAGCTGCAGCAGTTGAAAGGCCAGGGCAAAAAGCCCGGTACTGACGACAAAGCCAGCGAAGCCAACACCGACGAGCCCGACCCTTCGAACTTTGACAGTTACGATGATTACCTTGGTTCACTGGCCGACTGGAAAGCCGGAAAGCCCAAAGGTAAAGAATCGGACAACGCAAAGGACAAGGGCGCCGAAGAAGACTCGCAAAGCAAAGACCTGGACGAAGACACGGAATACACCGAAGCGCTTGAAGACGTGACCGATGCGTTTGAAGACAGCCGAAAGGTTTATACCGACTTCGATGAAGTGGTGACCGCCAAGGACGTGCAGATCACCAAGGATATGGTCAAAGCCCTTGCGGAAACAGACGACCCCGGTGAACTGGCCTACTATCTCGGCAAGAACAAAGACGAAGCCAGCCGTATTGCTGGTATGAAGCCATTGGCCCAGGCCCGAGAAATCGGAAAGCTGGAAGCCAAATTGGCAAATCGCAAACCGCCCGGTAAAAAAACAACCCAAGCACCTGAACCGATTGATCCCGTGAGAGGCAGTGACTCATCATCGAAAACCACCAGCGACATGGACTTTCGAGAGTATGAGCAGACCATGAACGAGCGGGAACGCAACGGCAGGGGTTTCTGGTAACAGGAGAATTGAGCCATGCCGCAAGTTAACGGTGAAACAGGTAACCGTCTATTAACGGACGACATTATCGTGAAGGAGGCTTTGCGCCTTCTTAAAAACAGTCTGGTGGCCGCACCATTGGTACACCGCGATCTGGAAAAGCGCTTTGCAAAAGTGGGTGATTCCATTGCTCTGCAAAAGCCTTTCCGCACAAAAACTGCGTCTGGCCGTGTGCTGGTTAAACAGCCCATGACTGACCTGAGCGTGCCGTTCAAAATTGACCGCCAAGAGCACTTCGGCTTGGAAGTCACCATGCGCGATCGGACCTTGAGTGTTGAGAACTTCAGCGATCGTTACCTCAAGTCTGGCATGACCCAGATTGCCAACGTCATTGACCGCTCTATTTTGCTGACCGCGAAAGAAGCGTTTTTCAGTTCCGGCACGCCCGGTACCGCAATTACATTGAAAAACTTTCACTTTGCCAAAGCCTTTATGGGCCAGGTGGCCGTGCCGGACGATGGTATGCGCCGTTGTATCTTGAACATGCTTGACGCCGCTGAAATATCAGAGGAAATCAGCAACAAGAACAACGAAATGCTGGTCAAAAAAGCGATTCAAAAGGGCTACATGGGGCCGTTGTCTGGTTTTGATCTGTTTGAATCGGCAAACATACCGACTCATACCGTAGGCGCCTATGGTGGCACGCCGTTGACCGCAGGCGCAGATCAGACCGGCAACAGCATTACGACCGATGGATGGGATACCAGTGTAAATGGACTCCTGAAAGCCGGTGACGTGATCCAGTTTGCTGGCACAAAAGAGATCAACCCACAAAGCTACGCGTCAACAGGCCGCCTGAAGCATTTTGTTGTTCAGGAAGACGTTAATTCTGATGGTGCAGGACTTGCCACCATCAAGGTTAGCCCGGCAATCAACGATGGATCGCTAAACACCACCAACCAGGCAGGCGACACAATCAGCACCGCTGCATACCAGAACGTGGATTTTGCACCGGCTGACGGCGCTGCCATTACTGTGCTGGGAAATGCGGACACCACTTACCGCGAAAACTTCCTGTTCCATCGTGACGCTATTGCTTTGGCAATGGTTGACCTGGAACTGCCTCAGTCGGCAACCGTGAAGTCTCGTGTTCGTGATCCTGATTCTGGCATGTCCCTGTCAATGACCGGGGCGTATGACATCAACGAGCAAACGGAAATCACGCGGATTGATGCTGTTTGGGGCACTGACATGATTTACCCGGAACTGGCTCACAGAATGTGGAGCGCTGAAGGCTAAAGCAGGTAAAGCAGATGAAATAAAGACCGGGGAACATTCCGGTCTTTATTTTCACCCCACCGGAGTAGCATTATGACTGACAAAAAAAACCGCACCTGGGTTTATCACGCTGAAAAAAAACCCAAGATTGTTAACATGACAACGGGAGAAATTGAAGCATTAGAGGCTGATGGATGGGAGCGCAGACCTGTGGAGCAAAACGCCGCAATTGAAGAAAACGACCGCGAGCGCGACGAGCTGCTAGACCAGTTCCATGATGAACCGAGCATACTGAGCAAGGACCAGCTTGTGATGCTGGGCCGGTACCTTGGCGTAAAAATGATGAAGGCGTGGCCGGCAGACACCCTGATTAACAAGGTTCGCAGCGGCCTGGAGTAAAACGCCCTGGATAAAAAACATCCAAGAGGAATTAAGCAATGGATGAAATGAAGCCAATTACTCGGATAGAAGCGGATGACAAACGCCATTTCCACCAAGCAACCGTCACCGACACTACAAGCATCCCGCTTCGTATCCCTGCCATTGGGCGCGATGCAGCGGTTTCTGTCACGCCTGGTACGAATGCAAAGGTCCAGTTCACTTTGTCCAGTTACGACGAAATCGAAACGGATAACGCTGTTTGGGAAGACTGGCCTTCTGGTGTTGTTACCTCCGCCACCTATGATTTAATCACCGGCGCCGCCGCCGCACTGCGTATTGTGAGTACGGGTGCCAGCACCTGGAGGGTGTCTGTGTGAGCATGTGGAACAAGGTGTGGGGCAGCGAGCGATTTCCGGCTAATGGCCTATGGCGTTGTGGGATGTGGGGCAGCGAGCGCAGTCTTACGGCCATTGCTATACGCAGGGCGCTATTCAGCTCAGGTGAGCTGGGTGCAGCCTACGTTGTTAGGCCCATTGTTAGTGGCAACCAAGCACTTTTCCAGGACTTAGCAAGCGTCTCGCCTGTGACGTCTGATGGTGATCCTAACGGATTGATGATTGACCAATCCCCGAACAGCATCAACGCCTCGCAGTCTACAAGCGCCGCTAGGCCCACGTACAACGCCAACCCCGACAGACTCTCGCTGGACAAAGTTGATGACGCGCTGATCATCACAGTGCCAGCAGGTGGTT